GATAATCATCAACCATCGAACCTCTAGGATTGATATCAATAACTTCATCAGAAGACCCCTGTTTTGCGTTCTCAGGGGAGCCTCTCCACACTTCTGGTTCATGGAACTCAACTTCATCATCCACATACCGTCTAGAAATCTCATTCCAGACAAGACCTACTTGATGTTTTACCAACTGTCTTGCAACAAACACTGGAGCCTTAATATGGAACTGCAATGATGCATGTCCAAAGGGACTCCAGTGGTTGTGTTTTGCAAGATAATTAATTAACTTAGTATCCTTTGGATCATCGTAAACCTTATTTGATTTACCAAAAGATACACGGGCGGCATTTACTACCGACAAATCACTGCCCATTTGGTCTACTAAAGTTACAGTACTCACTTATCGTGGCTCTGTTTACGAGTGGGGCGATAACCGTTAGGCCATTGGGGTTGTCGGGTTGCGAGAGACTTAACTCGAGCCCTCAACTCCTCATTACTTTTTACCAACTCAGCATTATCAAAAGATAATGACTTAACTTGGGTTTCAAGATCAACAGTCTTTGATTCAAAAAAGGCTGCGTTACGTACTTCTGTATTTTCATCCATTAATCGGACTCCTCTATAAGTTTTAATAGTCTTATTCTATACCTATTCTTGTCAATTGTCAAGAACCTTTTGTAATTATTCATAAACTTTTTTAAATCAGGCCATATAACATCATCCTTTAATTCCTCATTCCACGTTTTACTAAAATTAACTAAATCATTTAATATGATCATAGTCTCTATAGATATACGACCACCCAAAAACTCCTTTAAAAGTTTAGGATGATTGCCTTCTATGATTGTAAATAATCCCTCAAAACTTTGTACTAAGGGAAGCATCTCTACAGCAAACTCCTCAAAGAAACCTTGCCTCTTGAGTTTCCATGATTGATAATTGTTGTCATTGAAGTTTGCGATATAACCATTGCGGTCATGAATGAAATTTGATATGAAATAATCCTGTGGATTATCGTACTTCTTTGCAATCCTTACAAAGAATCCTCTGTCCTTACGTTTGTAGAACGAGTCTCTCTTAATCTTTGTCTTACCTTTATAGGTGATATAATCATAATCACCTTTACCAAAATGAGCCTTTAATGCACAATACATTAAATAAACGTCAATTGGTTCCATCTTCTTTGTATCCATCTTCTTCAACTCTACGTTCTAATCTAGAGGGGGATAAACTGGCTGCAATAAAAGAACATGCAGCCAACATGGGAATAACATATACCATCTTATCAGTAAGATATGCGGTGATATATGTCGGGACTAGTACAATGACTGCCTGAAGCAGACTATTTCTCATCAGTCTGAATGAGCTCTTGAGTGGTCACAGGAGTATCGCCTGGTAAAGTCGGGTACTTTAACTTATAGATAACATAAGGTTCTTCACAAACACCGTTGTCATCACAAGTCTGTAATGGAATAGATTTTGAATTTGGGTCTATGGGTTGAGCGTCAACCTTATGCCATGTTGCACCGGCATCCATTTCTTTTTGAAATAAATCCAATGCATCGGCATTAACGACACCAAATAATAGTGGGAAAATAAGTAGAAAAAACATAATAGCTCCTAAACTGGTAGTTGTGCTTGTCTGGGAAGAAAATTTAAATCCCTTGCGTTTGCTTCAATCTTTTCTTTGAGGGGTTTTGAAATCATCCCCTTAACGGAATCAGGTTCAATATCCTGATCTGTACAATACCAAAGTACTGCTTCCATATGCGTAATATGTTTTTGTTTAACAATTTCCTCAATTTTCTGTGCGAAAATCTTTGATGTTGTTAGTGCCATTATAAAATACCTCTATATAAAAAAAGTGTGGGGTTAACCATAGACCCCACTCGCATGTATTACGGCATGACCCGTTAGACAATTACGCTGAACGTAGTGCCTGATAACCGGCTGCAACTACTGCTCGAGTAGGAGTACCAATCATGTACTTCATGTAGGCCTGTCCATCAAAAGAGGAAACACGCTTATTCAGATAGATCGTAAGACCTTCAGAACGAAGTTTGCTGATTACCGAACGAACGTTCTTAACACCATAACGTGATGTAATCTGTTTAGCAGTTAGTGATGCACCGTTTACAAGTGCGGCTTCGACCTTAGCGGCCTGGGTAGTAGTAGTCATAAAATATCCTTTACATGACAAATAAGTTGAAAAAAGCATCAACTTTTATATGGTAGTTTTTAGAGAACTTCCAAACTCATCAAGGTTTCCCTTGAATTCTTAGTATGAGCAGAGTATAACATAGTCTTATCTATATGTCAATACCCTTTTCGAATAAAGTGGGGAGTATTCTGTTGCTAGGTTACTCCCCGAACCCCGACAGATTATGCAGCTAGTGCAAAATCCTCATATGCAAAATTATCGTTTGCATTTACTTTGTTGACCAATAACGCAGTCATCCGACAATTCTCCTCGTAATCTATCTCTGCCTGTCGATCCTAATTCACCCCCATATGAGTATATGGGATTTGGTGGAGGTGGGGAGAATTGCACTCCCGTCCAGTTCAGCATTTAATCCGTATCATCAAATTGTATTATATTTATACCACATCTATAAGGATTAGTCAAGGCACTTTTAGAATTTAATTTTTTTACCCTTTTTCGTAGGCTCATAGTCAGGCACCATCTGTGATTGTTGACCAACAGAGATAAAACAAGCATACTCATTTTGTATGAACTCAAGAACACTTATCGATCCTGTATCAGCATTACGCAAGAACATAACTTTATTTCCATACTGGGAATCTATCCAAAAACCGATAGGTTTTTCTTGGGAAGTTATTTCAATACCTTTTAGGAAAACATCAGCTGGGCCACAAAGAACAGGTTTCTGTACTATAAATCCCTCCACCACGGGTTTATCTTTTTTATCTTCTGGCAAATCTTTTTCTGATTCTATTACTGGTATTGACGATGTTAGGTCTTTGGGAGTATTATTGTTGGTCTGACAACCCATTAACAGAACCACCGCCAATATTATGGCTAAGTGTTTCATTTTGTTCTCTCCATATGGTAGCGGTTTCTACCAATGCATCTAGGTAATCATATTTCTCTTTTACAAACTCTTGTACAGTTCCATCTTCTGTCACACATAGTATAACAATCTGATCTATCTCTGTACCAGTTCTTTCTTCATACATCTCTGCATAAGCAGAACATTGAATGTAATAGTTTTCATTCCAAGCGTCACTACGTTCTTTGGTTGAGGTCTTAAAGTCTATAATCGACAGCACTCCATTGTACTCTGCGATACAGTCAACTCTACCCGCCACCTTGTATTTATCACTATAGAGTCCTGCCTCCTGTGCATGGATGTTATCTATTTTTTGCAGGACTTGATTTTTTAGTTGATTAAACAAACATAAAGGTAAAAAATTCTTCTCATGCTTTTTCCATTCTTCTGGAAAGTCAGTACTCATATTGTTTAGATAGTCCTCACACATATGGTGAACCTTAGTACCACGTGCAGCAGCCTTGCCAGCAATGTAGTTTGCAGTCTTTTCACCTACACGTTTACGCCACTCAGTCAGCCCAGACTTATTACGGACTTGTAGAATGGTTGTGATTGAGGGATACTTGTTTCCTTCTGGCGTTGCATAAAGACGAACACCGTCAGTTGTTGTTGCGCTTATGGGGGGCAACTCCACGTTCAAATGGTTAAACATTATTTATTAATCTCTTTGTGGTTGTAAAATATAGAGTTTCGTTTAGCAATCTCTTCTGCTGTTACACGCTTCTCTACGGCATGATCTGTTACGAGTTTATGGATGCCACCCCATTCTTCATTACGTTGGGCATCAATCGCATCATAATCCCAGACCTTATCACTTTTTCGGTGAGTCACATTTTCCATAATTTATCCTTCATTATTAATTACTATACCTTGTTTACCTTACTTTGTCAAGTCACTTATCCATAAATTCTGGATAAGCATTTCCTGTACCTTCGTACATATCAGAGCCAACTGATTCTTCTTCTTTACCTACACGAATACCAATAGTCTTATGTAATACCCACCATATCCCTAAAGATGTGATGAATACAAATCCACCGATAACACCAATACCCAATACTTGAATCAATATTGATGCATCTGAATTAAAGATAGGAACTAATAGTAGTCCAAGTATACCAGCAGTACCATGTACAGAAATTGCACCTACAGGATCATCAATACCCCACTTCTCAAGGAGTGTCATAGACAGTGGGACTAGTATACCACCTAACGCACCATAAAGTACAGCAATCTCTGGACTTGGTGAATATGGATCAGCAGTAATAACTACCAATCCTGCCAATGCACCATTGAGAGTTACATTGAGAATGACTTTCTTTGTCCATAGTTTAGATACAATCATAGCACCCAACAAACCACCAGCGGCGGCCATGTTAGTGTTGACAAATATCTTACCTAATGCATTTGCATCTGCAATGGTAGAGAACGCTAGTTGCGAACCACCATTAAAGAAGAACCAACCTAACCATAGAATTAATGTACCTATTGCAACAAGAGGCATATTTGAGCCAGGAATATTTTTCGGTTTTCCGTTCTTGTCATACTTTCCATCACGAGCACCAATCATAATTACAGATGCAAGGGCAGCGGCCGCACCAGCCATA